CTGACAAGGCTGAAGCCGAATTAGATGCACGCGTTAAAGCCGCTGTTGCCTCTATCTCTACTGGTGACACAGGTGCTGAGCGCTTGATGGCCGAAGTTGAGAAGCGTTTGGAAAAAGCTGAAGAGTCTAGCAAATCAGTTATCGCTGGTTTAGAGGCTGCTTTAAAAGAGAAAGCGTCTGAAATCGAAGCAATCACAAAATCTAAAATGTCTTTCCAAGAAGCCAAAGACGGTATGTCTTATGCTGACAAAGAAAAGGCAGTTTTATTGTCTAAAATGGCTGGCAAGTCTGTTGACGGTACACGTACTGGTCGCGACTTAGTGCAAAAATACGGTGCTCACGTGCCTTCAGCTACATGGGAACTCGAAGTTTCTTTGAATCTTGAGTCTGAAGTTCGTCGTCGTTTGGTTGTTGCTCCAGTGTTCCGTAACATTGCTATGCAAACCAACGTGATGACAATCCCAGTGAACCCAGAAGCAGGTACTGCAACTTGGGTTACTAACGCTGACTTTGGCGCCGTTCCTGCTACCCTTGGTGCAGCTGGTGCTTCTGCTGGTAACACTGCTACTCACGCTCTCAAAGAAATCACTTTGAATGCTTATAAACTTGCTACAAACGAGTATACAGCATACGAAGAAGAAGAAGATGCTTTGTTGGCTTTGATGCCAATCATCCGTGATGGTATGGTTCGTCGTGTTGCTCGCGCCGTTGACAAGGCCTTCTTGTTAGGTGCTGGTTCTGGTTCTGACCCTGTTAAGGGCTTGGCTAACTGGGCTTCCAACACCACTGCTACTGGTAACACTGTTGCTGCTGGCATGAACGTTGCTAAGTTACGCACATTGCGTCAAGGTTTGGGTGCTTGGGGTCTGGATCCCGCAGAAGTAGTTTATATCATTAATACTGATACATACTACCAGTTGCTGGAAGACACAACCTTCCAAACAATGAACCAAGTTGGTACACAAGCTACATTGTTGACTGGTCAAATCGGTCAAATCGGTGGTAGCCCAGTGTTAGTTTCTGCAGAATTCGCTTCACCAGGTACTGGTATTGCTGGCGCTATCTGCTTGAACCCAGGCAACTTTATCGTTGGTAACCAGCGCGGTCTCCGCATTGATACCCAAGAATTAGTTGAGACACAACGTCGTGTTATGGTGGCTAGCCTCCGTACCGGTATGACACGTGTTACTACTAACTTAGGTAACGCTGTTACAGCACACAAGTACACAGCAACCTGATCTGTTAGTGTAATTGTTAACAAGACCCTCTCGGGGGTCTTGTTTTATAAAGGTATTATGTGCCTTTATAAAACAAGCGAGGTATTTATGGCAACAAATTTAGTAACAAAAGCAGAATACAAAGCTTACATGGGAATTACTAGTACAAACTCTGACGCAGAAATTGATTTCTTAATACCCAAGGTTAGCGATTTAGTAAAAACATATTGCCGTCGTACCTTTATTGATTTTTACGACGAGGCCAAAACAGAAGTGTTCGATGGTGGCTTTAAACAGATCATCTTAAAAGAAACTCCAGTAGTTACAGTTAATTCAGTTGCATATAGTGCAGATTATGGTAAGACTTATACTAATCTTGTAAAGTTTACAGACTATGTAGTACGTGATGATTACGTACTTAGTTTAAATCCTGGTGGGTTCCCAGAACAAATTAATGGTTACAAAGTAGTTTATTTTGCAGGATACGAAGTAGTTCCTGGCGACTTAAAACTAGCAGTATTAGACTTAATAGAATACTACTCACGAAACAACGGTGCTGTACATAGTACTCGTGATTTAAATCCTAATACTACTCAGATCAACTACGTAGCTTCTAGTAATTTTCCGGCTTCGATCAAGCGCGTGCTAGATCAGTATATGGCGGACTTTACATGAGTGCAGAAGCTTTTAGACGTACTTTAAATAAAGTACCAGAGCTAAAAGAATGGGCTTCTGGTCAACGTAATACAAGATCTATTTTACAACAGAGCAGAGAGTCTAGCAAAGCTGAAATAGAAAGCTCAACCGTAGATTTAATTATTCCGCTAGATCAACTTAAAAGTATATTAGGCGATGCTACTGCCACTACTATATTTAACGAAATAAAATCTGAGAAATACTTACAAGTACCTACCCCCGTAGTTTATCATAGTGCTGCCGGACAAGAGACAGTTATTTTTCAAGGGTTAAACTTTAGAAGTGTAAATAAAACAGTCGGAGACTATCTGCAACAAATAGCTGCAGATGCTGGTGCACAAAATGCTGAGAATGTATCTCAAACAGTTTTAAATGAAATAAAAAATAGAAAGTATGATAAGGGCCATGTTTATGGATGGGCCAATACTTTATTACAACGAACAAAGGGTAGCATAGGCGAAGCACTAAAAGACCCTAGACGTAAAGTACCTGCAGTACAACTTGATAAAGAACTAAATGCGCTAAACGGTTTTATAGATACTTTACTAGATATTGTAGAAGAATACGACGAGGTTACTAGTGATATTAAAAGTTTAAAAGCAAAGACTTTTGCTAAGTATCGTAAAACTGATTCTAGTTGGCTTATTGAATGGCAGGGTAGAACTGATCAACAAGCAGCTGGTGGTCGTGTAGGTCGTGTAACTGGTAAACAAAATACAGGTATTCGCGGATTCTTAAAAGAAGTAGGTTATAGTAATCAAAGCTTGATTGAAAAAGCTCTTGATAGTATGGTCGATGGTTTTGTTAGAGAAGGCTTAGTAGCTGAAGGTTCGCAAAGTTTAGTAGAACTAGAATCCTCGCCTGCTATTGTAAAATTAATAGAAGACAGACTAGTCGCTACTATTAGTGGTAAAAAACGAAAATTAAAAAGCGAATACACAGGAACAATAGGCGGATTGCCTGAGTTAACTGCTAGAAACGTTGTAGGTGCTGCTAAAGCTAAAGCAGACATTCAAAGAGCTAAAACAGAACTAAAAAGCCTAAAGCAAAAAGTTACTAAGGCAAAACGTGAAGTAAAAAAGCAAGCACTGCCAAAAACAGTAAATTTAGTAAATCTACTTGCTATTTTAAACTCTCAGATACAAGACGTAGTTAGCTCAAATATGGGCGACGGAACTAGAAAAGACATACTTAACTATAGAACCGGCAGATTTGCTAGTACAGTTAATATTGATCACTTAACTCAAAATCGAGACGGTTTAATAAGCGTATTCTATAGTTATATGAAAAATCCGTATGCAACCTTTAGTGCTGGTGGTAAACAAGAGAGACCAAAAACTCGAGATCCTAAACTTCTTATTGGTAAGTCTATACGAGATATTGCCTCACAGGTAGTTGCTAATCAATTAAGGGCTATATCAATATGAGCAAACGAAACAGTATAGCAAAAGCACTTGCAGAGAAATTAAAAACAATTGATGGTACTGCTCCTTATACGTCAAACTTATATAACAACAGTTACGCAAAGCTAAAGTTCTGGGACGAGATTCAAGACTTTCCAGCAGTGTACATAGTGCCCGGCACAGAGATTCGCGAATATCATCCAGCTGATTTTGCTTGGTGCTTTTTAAATTTGTCGTTAAAAGTATACGTAAAAGATCAGGAAGATCCTCAATTCGAACTAGAAACCCTATTACACGATTTAGAGAATTGTATCCATAATAATCGCGTATTAGTCTATGACCAAGCTAACAGCCTGGAAACGACCGAAATACTAATTCAGTCGATAATGACCGACGAAGGGCTACTAGTTCCTTATGGTGTCGGAGAGATGAACCTACAGGTGCGATATGCACTACAATAACGTTGCCGGCACCAAAGCAGATAAATGTCTAGTAGGTGTGCCTTACGTTTCAACCACAAGGAAATAAAATATGGCATTTAATTTAATTCGTAATAGTCGCGTATTTTACACAAGCAATGTAGATGCAACTACAGGTGCAGTTAAAACTACGGGATTCACTACGGCTAATACCCGTGAAATTCAAGTTTTGGAAGGCTTCTCGTTCTCCCAAAACACTACTTCAGAAACAGTCACATTAAACGAAGCCGGTGCTGCACCAGTTCGTGGACAACGTAGTTTTAATACTGCATTAGATCCAGCTGACTTTTCTTTTACAACCTATATGCGTCCTGCAGACACTGGTACAAATATCAGCTGTGAAGAGGCCGTTTTATGGAACGCAATGTTCTCTGCTTCTGAAATTGGTGGTGCAAACCCCGCCTGGACAGACGGTATTAGTTCAGCTACTTGCGTAGTTACTAACTCAGACAAGCATCAATTGCTGGCGTTTGGTATGATTATTGTAGTTGACGAAACTACTTTTGTTATTGACAACTGTGTGTTGAATACAGCTACTATTGACTTCGGTTTAGACGCTATTGCCTCAGTGCAGTGGGCTGGACAAGGCGGAGTTTTACGTCAGATCACTTCACCAACTATTGGAACTGGGACTTTATCAGGTTCTTTAGGCGGTAACTTTTTAGTTAAGAATACTGCTGCTCCTTATATTGCTAACAAACTTAGCGTTGTTACACTAGACGAAGGTATCGGTGCAGGCGGTACAGCATATACAGTGCCAATTACTGGTGGTAGCTTAACAATTAGTAACAATGTTACGTATTTAACTCCTGCTAACTTAGCAACAGTTAATAAGCCTGTTACTTATTTTACAAGTACACGTGCTATTAGTGGTAGTTTAAATGCTTACTTGCGTACAGGTACAGGATATACTGCTGATTTGATGGGTACTATGTTGACTAATTCAGCTACTGCTGTTAGCCCTGCATTTTACATGAAGATATCTGTTGGTGGTACTGGTAGTACTAAAGTTGACTTTACAATGCCTGGCGTTGTGTTAACAATTCCTACAGTTAATGCTGAGCAAGTTGTTTCAACAACTATTAACTTTACTGCTCAAGGTACCGCTAGCGGAAACTTTGATATTGGTGTAGCTAACGAGCTGTCAATCGCTTACACAACGCCTAACGTTTAATAAACTGATCTGGGCTAAGCATGGTGCTTAGCCCATTGTATTCTTTAATAATAAAAATATGTCTGAAATTTCTTTAAAATCCCTTTTAGTTCCTAGTAAATCTGTTGAAGTTGAATATCCCGGCATGCCAGGTTTCAAAGTTAATCTTGCGTTTTTAAGCCGTGAAACATTGCTTAATATTCGTAAGAAGTCAACAAAAACTTCCTTTAAAAATCGTCAAGCTGCCGAAGAGTTTAATGAAGACTTGTTCTTACAACTCTATGTTGAAGCTGCCGTTAAAGGTTGGACAGGACTTAAAATGTCTTATCTTGAGCAACTTGCCCCAGTTGATTTAACTGGACAAAAGCCAGACGATGAACTAGGCTTTACAGCTGAAAATGCACTGTACTTGATGAAAAACTCAAGTAACTTTGATGGCTTCATTAGCGAACAGGTCTCAGACTTGGGAAACTTTTCGAAGAGCAACTAAGTCACGTTACTAGGTTGCTCACAAACTATATGCAAAATAGCAGTGTTGCAATGACCAAAGAAGCATACTTTGAAATGTGCGCGGCTTTAGGTAATGAACCTGCAGAAGATGAAATTCCAGTTGAGTTTGAAGACTTTCCACTGGAAGTTCAACAAGCACTAATTGCGTATAGGATGCTTCGAGATGAGTGGGATAGCATGAATGGCATTTACTTAGGTAAATCACTGATTGGTATTTCAGAAGTTTTGGAAGCTACAGAAATTGATCTTGAAGACAGAAAGTTTATAACTATGCTTGTTCGCACAATAGATGGTGTAAGAATACAAGAGATCAATAATAAACAAAAAACTGAAAAGCCCGCTAAGTAATTTAGTGGGCTTTTTTATGCTTTAAAATTTTATGTATTGACAATTTTGACCATATGTGCTATAATGGTCCTAATGAAAAATATCTAAATTTTTTAATAATGCCACTTAACCATTCAAGGAGGGGGCTTAATGACAAAAGTAACTGTAGGCTTTGAGCTAAAAGACGCGACAAAGTCGGTTGACGGAGTAGACGCCTCTGGTAAGCGTTTAAATAAGACTCTTGAACGTACTCAAGAGCTGATGAAGGGTACAAAAGGCGGATCAAAAGCAGCTAATGCGGCCTTTCAACAAACAGAATATAACACAGCTCGTGGTACTATTGGTACTGGTGCTGGAGGTCGTGACTTTGCTAAGCAATCACGTGAACTAGATGGCTTAGTTCGCTTATACGCTGTGTATGCTGCTAATATCTTTGCCGCAGGTGCTGCTTTCCGCGCACTCAGCGAAGCTATGGATACAACAAACATGATACAAGGCTTAAACCAACTCGGCGCTGCTAGCGGTGTAGCAATGGGTGGGTTAGCTAAACGATTCTCAGAGGCCAGCGGTGGAGCAATTAGCTTACGCGAGTCTATGGAAGCAACAGCCAAGGCTGTGTCTAGCGGATTATCCCAAGCACAGTTTTTAAAGCTGGGTGATGTTGCCAAGAAAGCATCTCAAGCACTGGGTGTTAACATGTCGGATGCTGTTAGTCGTTTGACTCGTGGTATTACAAAGCTTGAGCCTGAGCTTTTAGATGAATTGGGTATTTTTACTAAAGTTGGTAAAGCTACTGAAGATTATGCGCGTGCTATTGGTAAGCCCGTTAGTGCGCTAACAGACTTTGAAAAACGCCAAGCTTTTGCTAATGCAGTACTTGAAGAAGGTGCAAAGAAGTTTGGACAGATCGATATTCCTACTAATCCTTATGACAAGTTATTGGCTACATTAAAGAATGTAGCGCAAGCTGGATTAGAAATTGTAAACAACGTACTTGCACCGTTTGCTAAATTGTTATCCAACAACACAGGTTTATTGGTAGGTGTTATAGGCTTAATTGGCGCTAAAATTGTCAAAGACGCTCTGCCTGCTATTGGGCAGTGGAGAACAGGCTTAAAAGACGCAGCAGATGAGGCTCGTAAGCGTAGTTCAGATATTGCTGCAAGTTTTGGTGAAGGCTTTGTTGAGCGCACTAATGCGGCATTTAAAGTCCCACAACTAGAAGCGAACTTAAAGAAATCAGAAGAAGCGTACCGTGCTAGTCGTACTAAAATGGCTGCAATGGATACCGACCTTTCTAAGAAACTGCTCAAAGGCGGTGCAGGAACAGATGACAGAGCTTTAAGATCAGAACAAACACGATATACTAAAGAGATTAATGTTTTAAGACGTCAAGGCTTAGACATAAATAATGCTCAAATTTTAGCTCTTGAAAAAGAGCGAGCAGTAATTATTTCTTTACGTGGAGACATGAAAGCACTTAATGCTGCTCAAGACGCGGCATTAAGCAAAGCAAGCGGTGGTAGTATATTTGAAAGAGTCGGTGACTACTTACGTACTAGTGCTGCTAAAGGTGCTCGTGACAAAGCTACACGTTTAGACATACTAAGTGATGTAAGTAAAAATCAAAGAGAACAAGGATTTGGACCTGCCTTTGATATCATGATGAAAGATCTTGATAAACTACCTGGTAAGTTCCAAAAAGTACGTACAGGTATAGCCGGTATTGTTATTGCTGGAGCAGGTTCAATAGGTACAGCCGCAGCAGGCTTAAGCAGATTTTTAGGTCCAGTAGGTATCGGTTTAGGTATATTACAAGCTGCACTACCACTATTCCGAAACAATGAAGAAGCAGCCGCACGTTTCTCAGGCTCACTTGATTTATTAAAAGAAAATTCAGAAAATGCGTTCCGCGTACTGGAAAGACTCAGCAAGCTAGATCCTCTAGAGCGTATCTCTGTAGACAATATATTTGCTAAAGGAACAGCCCTTGAAAGCTTAGGCGGAAGTATGTCTAAGGCATTTACGGATATTGAAACAGAAATAAAAACTCGTAACTGGGCGGACAGTACCACTAATTTCTTAGCAAGTATTATAGGTCGTAGTTCAGAACAACTATTAGCTAAACAAGTTGGCAATACAATTGAGCGAGCTGTAAAGTTGTCGGCTAATGGTCCTAACGGTAAAGCTGTTCAGGAAGAACTAGCAAACTTACTAAAGTTACCTGCTAATGCTACTACAAAAGGAATTACTGACGCTTTAAATACAGCTAGCCCTGCGGTACAGCAAGCTGCTGCTAAAATAATAGAAGATGCTGGTAAAAAGGCTGTAGCTTCTGCAGGTTCTCTTAAAACTTTTAAACAAAGTTTGGCCGAGAGTGCAAAGGTTTATCAAGATTTAGTAAATACCACAAAAAATTCTACTCCACTAACGAAGTTTGCAGAAGATAGTTCTAAACAAATTATAGAACTATCAAAAACACTAGCTAGTGCTGAGTTGCCTGAAAAACTAAGTGCTCTCAATGATTTATCTAAAGATATTAACTTCTTACAGCTATTTCCCGTAGAAGCAGCACGTAATATCTTATCAACTTCAAACGAATTAAATACTCTTACTGTAGAATTAGCAGAAGTAGAACGTAGACAGACTCTATACAATGACGCTTTAAATGAGCAACAAATTATTTTAGATAAATATGCTGGCCGTCGTAGACAAAGTCTTACTGGCAACGAAGCTAAAGAATTCGAAAACGCTAAAGATGCTATTAATCGTCTGAATAATTTAAACGTTGGGGTACAGGCTACAAGAAGCAGTATTGCTGCCTCGCTACAGGGTGCGTCAATAAAGTTTGCAGATTCTATGAAAGCGGGTTTAATAGCTAATATTGACACTTTCACAAGAGGTTTAGTGGAAGCAGCAGCAAGAGCACGACTCGAAATTCAAAAAGTAGCTTCAGCTGGTATTACTGATCCTAGATTAAAAGCAAGCTATCAAACAGGTCTTGATTTAAAAGGACTTGAATTAGATCGTCAAATGCTAAAATCACAAATGGATTTAATTGACTCTAATGCTGAGTTGCGTTTAGCTATAATGGAAAATACTTTTGCTTCAGGTTTGGCTAGAGAAGGTATTACAGGTAGTTCTGGAGAGATTCGTGCAAAATTAATTCTTGGAAAAGATTCAGGCTTAGGTGGTTTAAACGATCAACAGAAAGCTATAGATACTATAAAAGAGAATCGCGGAAAATCTAGTCAACAACTAAGAAAAGAAATAAAACAAGGCGTAGGCCTTGATTCGGGGACATTGGCTGGTATTGGAGATTTACTATCTACTGCTCAAGCAAAAGAAGCTTTAAAATCGCAACTTGCTCAAATTGCTGGCAAAGAAGCCGGTATTAAGTTACAAGGCGAACTTAATCAAATTGATGCGCAAAGAGCCGTTACTTTAGAAAGTTTAGCTAAACTACAAAAAGATATAGATCAAGAACAGTTAAAATTTGCTGAACAAAAAGACTCTATGACTGAGGCTGAGTTTAAATCTGCTAATCAAGTCTTTTTAATTCGTAAAGCAGATGCCACTAATGCGGCACAAATTATTGAATCTAGCGCTGCATTACAAAAAGCACAAGCAGTATCAGGAACACTAGGTACAGAAGTTAGTAAACAAAATTTAGAGTATACTTTAGCAGCTTTTGAAACTTCTATGCGTCAATCTCTTACAGAAAGAGAGCTTTCAATTTCCGCAGGAGAAAGAGCCTCAGAAATTGCAAATGTTGTAGAGTATAAAACCAGAGAATTAAAAATCGCTGAACAATTAGGTATAGAAACTACTGCAAGAATAGACCAACAAATTGTTGAAAATAAGCAAGCTCAAGATTTATTAGCCTTTAAAGAACTAGAGGGTACTATAGATAGTGAGACTCTAAAGAAATTAATGGATTCTTTAAAAGTAGATGAGCAAAAATTAGAGCAAACTAAACAATTGACTGCAGCAAGAATTGCTTATAACCAAGAAGTAGGTAAACTAGATCTTGCTAAAGAACAAGCTGGCGGATATATACCAGGCAGCCAAAAAGCTATTGACGACAAGACGGCAAGAGACAATCTTGAGGCTAACTATCTTACACAAGTAAAAGGTATCACAAGCGTAACTAATGCTCAGATTAGAAGTGCAGAAGCTATTCAGAATTTGACAATTCAACAACAAACCTATACTGATTTATTTAAGCAAGCGTTTAAAGGTATGGAAGACGCTATTGTTAACTTTACTAAAACTGGTAAATTAAGTTTCAAAGATATGATTAACAGTTTTCTTGAAGGTCTACTACGTTACGAAATACAACAACAGCAAATTGCTTTATTTTCAGGACTAGGCGGAGCTGGTGGTTTAGCCAAATTATTTATGACGTCAATAGGAGCATACGGCCAACCTGGAGATTTAAATTATGGTCCAGCAGCTATCAAAGTAAGTGCTAAAGGCAGTGTTTATGATACTGGTTTAACACAGTTTGCCAAAGGCGGAATGTTTACTAATGGTATTGTCGACCAACCAACACTATTTAAATTTGCCAAAGGCACTGGTCTTATGGGCGAAGCAGGTCCTGAAGCTATTATGCCCCTAAAGCGCGATAGCAATGGTAACCTTGGAGTACGTGGGGGCGGTGGAGGCAGTAATGTTGATGTAGTTGTTAACAACTATGGCAGCGAAAAAGCAACTACCAAAGAAACCACAGATTCTCGTGGAAACCGCCGTATCGAAGTAATGATCGGGGATATGGTAGCAGGCGAGTTAAATCGCGTGGGCTCAAACACTCAACAAGCAATGACAGCCAGCTACGGCACATCACCACTAGTGGCAAGGAGATAATAAATGGCAGTATTAGCATGGCCTACAACGCTTCCGCAAGTGCCTCAAAAAGGCTTTACTGAATCAGTTGGGATTAATGTTATACGTTCAGCTACAGATGCAGGCCCTGCAAAACAAAGACGCAGGGCCGCGCGTCCAAATGAGTTGAACGTAAACTTTTTAATGACTACCGCACAAACGCAAAAACTAGAAGATTTTATTAAAAACTTACCTACTGATGCCACTACACCTGGCATTGCGGGTACTAATCGTTTTACTTTTCCACATCCAAGAAAACTTGGCACAACTGTAGAAGTACGTATTGTTCCTGGCAGTGGTGGTGAGTTTTTTAACTTGCAATACATGGCACCAGGATATTGGTCTACCAGCCTTAAATTTGAAGTGATGCCATGAGCAGACTAAATAGTTTATCACAATCAGCTGTTAGAGCAATGTTTGCTTCGGAAACTCCCGAAGCATTAATTTTGCTTATTACTATAACAAATCCAGGCGATCCCGCAAACCCTATTCGTTTAGCAGATAGTTATACAAATCGTATTGCTTCCCTGACAACAGATACAGATGTGGTATATGGTGTAACTAGTAATTCAAAAGATTATTTATTTATGCCTATGCAAATAGCTTTACCTGGTGAGCAAGAAGCAGGTGCAGCACAGTGTAGTTTAATACTAAACTTTGTTACTCGCGAAACTATTGATATTATTCGTACTCATCTAACAAGCCCTGTTAGTGTACAAATAGACCTAGTACTAGCTAGTAGTCCGAATACTATTGAAACTACTTTTTCAGGTTTTAAAATAACCAATGTTACGTATAACGCAGATCAAATAACATTTGATTTAAACATGGTCAGCCTTAGCCGCGAACCGTTTCCGTGTTATACATTTACTCCAGCCAACTTTCCAGGACTATTTTAATGAATTATAATAAGTATATTGGATTACCTTATGCCAGCAACGGCAGAGACGAAAGCGGAATTGACTGCTGGGGATTAGTGCGCCTATTTTATAAGCAAGAATACGATATTGAATTGCCAAGTTATACTGAAGAGTATTCAGGTGCATACGATACACGTATTCTTGATATGATGGATCTTTATAAACATACCTGGGCACAAGTCTCCGAACCTGAAGTTGGTTCCGTTATAGTATTCAATATATTAGGCGAGCCTTTCCACGTAGGTGTCTACGTTGGCGAAGATAAATTTATACATGCCCGTGATGGCATGGACAGCGTTTTAGAATCTGTGAGTAGTCCAAAGTGGGCTAAGCGTATAGAGGGTTACTATAAGTACTCTACAGAAGGTAGCACAGTCCTGGCAGGTAAACCTCATCCTTTTAAAAATACTAGTTACACAGATGTAGTAATACCAGGGGCTACCCTAGCTGATGTATCACAAAACTTAATTGATACTTATAAAATTAGCGACTACTTTGCTAAAAAGTTAGTATTATTTCTAGACGGGGTTAAAGTTCCACAATCAGAGTGGAATACTGTACGTGTACAAGCGGGCCAAAACATAGTTTACAAAGTAGTGCCGGAAGGTAAAGGTACTTTACGTATGGTTGCTATGATTGCCCTGATGGTTGTTGCGGCTCAGTTTGGTGGTACAGTTGGTATGGAGCTTGGTTTTACTGAAGCAGGCGTTGGGGCTGCTGAAGGCCAACTGGTTGCTACTACAACAGGTAAAATTGTTGGTACTATGGCTATTAATATGGCAGGTATGGCCCTTATTAATGCTGCCTTTCCTATTCGCCCACTGACTGGCAAAGATCCAGGAAGTGCCGCACCCGTAAATGCTTTTAGCGGTGCTGCTAATCAAAGTAACCGCTATGGCGCAATCCCTGTTGTGCTTGGAAAAATGCGTGTAAATGCAATGCTTGGAGCAGTGCCTTACGTAGAAACGCTAACAGACACTAGCTTGTTACATTTATCGCTTGTATGGGGATTCGGCCCACTAGCAATAGACGATATTCGTGTAGGTTCAAAGACTTTAAATGAAGTTTACTACACGAGCCAAGCTAGTATGGGGCAAGACGCCCCTGTGCCAGTTACCTTACTAGGAACACAGCAAGAAGCGCTAAACGGCACTGTAGACGCTTTTGATAAATTGTATCCTACTGACGTAGAGCAACAATTTCCACAAATTGAACTAGTTAATAATTCAACAGACGGAAATCCTCCAGCAATAATTACGCTAGCAGAATATGCTGAGGATATTGACGTAGCATTTACCTTTCCCGAAGGTATGCGAAGAATTAGTACAAAAGACGCAGCAACAAGCGAAGCTACTTGCGGAATTCAAATTCGTTTACGAAAAGAAGGTGAAACATCTTGGTCAACACTGCCTTCATATCACTTAGGAAACTACTCTTCACCAACGCCTAGTGACGTAGGATTTAAAACTACTATTAGTTCTGCACCTTACTATATTAATACAAATACTGAAGAATCAATGCCTCTGTATAAGTGGTATGTGCTTGCTATGTCACCAGGCGGCGGCGTGGAAGTATTTAGTGGAGCTGCTACTGACCTTCAATATTCAAATCCATCTCCTTGGTTAGTATCTTTATATACTCAAGGCTCTTATGCAGCTTTTGTGGGTACTAACAACAATACAATTTTAAGATTACCAACTATTCCTAATGGTTATGTTAAACTTCATACTATTTGTTTTTATGGAATTAATTATTTAGCTGAATCCACAGTATCGCATTTATCTAATACTGGTACAACTACCATAGAAGGACTGAGCCTTATTTCGGTTACGCGTGCACCTCAACTTAATGCAGCTGGTCAACCTGTTTTAGATAGTGATTATAATTCGTTAGTTACTAGTGATTATGTAGTCAGCATAGCCGCAGGAAGAATTGTAAATAATTCAGCCGCCGCCGGAACTCCACAAACTATATTTAATGCTACTCAATTTCCAGGCGTTGTTTCCGGAAATAGTGTAGGTAATTACGGTGGTTGGCATCCGTTTTTACAAGCTAATCGAACATGGGTTAGCGGTGCAGTTGAGTTTGATAAAACTGCTCAAGTAACTTTCCCAGAGTCAGGATATTACGAAGTAACAGCAAGTGCCGACGACTTAGGCTCAGTATTTATTGATGGTGCTAATTTACTTGTTATTCAGGGTTCTGGTGCGTATCGAAATATAGGAAAAACATGGTTTTATGCCGAAGCTAATAGTGTACATGCAGTAAGAATGAAAGGTCAAAATATTACAGGCGCAGCAGCAGTAGCTTTAACTATTACATATACTAAAAATGCTGGGTTAAATATTGCTGGTTCTATGGGCACTGAACTAATATTTGGTAGAGACGGATTCTTCTCTCAGCGAAAAGATGCTTTTAATTATGTGTATAAAATGCGAGGCTTACCGCGAGCTAAGTACTCAATTCAAGTACTTAGAACAAATAATGATGTAACAGAAAAAGAAGAAGACAAAGATTATAGGTATTATACTAAAGCAATTCTATATGGAGTAACAGGATATAATAAACAGACATTAAATTCTAACAACCAATTAGTTCCTATTCGTGTTGTAAAAAATCCTCCAAACTGTTATTTAGCAAGAACTTTTATTAAACTGCAAAGTACTAATAAAATAAACGGAAGCTTAGAAGGTGTCAATGCTTTGGTACAAACTAAAGCTAATATATTAAACAGGCAAACAAATGATTGGAAAACAGTAGACGTTACTAATAATCCTGCTGCTTTATTTCTTTATGTGTTGATGCATCCTGCTAATGCTTACAGAGTTGCAGATAACATTATAGATGCTGCAAACTATGTAGATTTAAATGCACTAGCTGATTGGTTTAAATTCTGTCAGCCTATGAACTATACTGGTAGTACGTATACTAGAGATACTACTAAGCCTTGGCTTAGCTATAATGCAGTATTGACCAGTGTTAGTAGTGTTATGGATGTATTAAAAGATATTTGCTCTGCTGGTAAAGCTAGTCCAAACTATATTGATGGTAAATGGACAGTGGTTATTGATAAGCCCCGTACAGGAGTAGTTCAACACTTTACGCCACACAATAGCTGGGGGTTTGAATCAACAAAAATACTTCCACGTATACCTGATGCATTTCGTATTACTATTGCTGATGAAGAAAAAGGCTATCAAGCAAACGAGTATAGAGTATATAACATTGGTAAAAATGAAAGTAACGCAGAATTATTTGAAGAAATTAGTTTACCTGGTGTAACTAACTTTGAACAAGCAAAGCACATTGCTCAATGGCATATGGCGCAGTTAAAATTGCGCCCAGAAATGTATACTTTAAATGTAGACTTTGAATACTTAGTTTGCAATCGTGGAGATGTAGTACGTGTTACACACGACGTTCCGTTATGGGGTAGTGGTAGTGGCAGGATTAAAAATTGTGCTGTAGGTAGTGCGACAATAACTTTAACAGAGGAAATTTACTTAGAAAGCGGAAAGCCTTATAACATTAGGGTTCGAACTAATACAGGCGCTAGTGTATTAAAAGCTTTAACCTCAATAGCTGCAACAGGCTACTACAATAGTATTACTTTAAATGCAGGACTAACAAGTGGTGATAACATAAATCCTGATGACTTGTTTATGTTAGGCGAAGTAAGTAAAGAGTCACAAGAGCTTGTCGTATTAAGTATAGAAACCTCTAGTAATGTTAGCGCAAAATTAACTTTAGCAGACTATTCACCACAAATTTATACCGCAGATTTATCAGGGTATTTATCATATAACTCTAATATTACTAGTAGTGCTAATTATTTAGTCACTTCAATTATCAATGAAACTCCTACTATTGTTTCAGTAAATAGTGATAGTGCAATTAGTGATAAAATAGCTAACGGTACGTACACTAATACTGCAATTATTAGTTATACTAATTCTAACAAACTTAGTGCAAGCGCAGAAAGAGTTCAGTTACAGGTAATTCCTGGTGATGTAATGTTTGATACAGCTTCTCCATCTTACTACGCACCTAAAGATTCTTCTAGTATTACTGTACAGCAACTTACAACGGGTCTTCTTTATAAAGTTAGAGCTAGATATACTAATAACTCTGGAAATATTGTTGGACCTTGGTCTGATACTTATTGGTTTACTAATGGCGGTAAGAATAGTAACTTTGGAGTGTCTCCCACACTTACTTTAGATTTAGAAAAAACTTATATTGTAGTAGATCCAAATATTATAAACCCGCAAAGTGATATTCAGGCTTACGCATATAGACTATATAAAAGTAATGTTACTACAGATTTGTGGGATACTACACCAATTATTCCAGAAGTACAAAGTCAAGGACAAGGCAGACTGGACTTAGAAAAAGTACCAGTACCTCGTATATCTGAAGCCGGTATTGACTATAAGGTAGAATGTAGAGTATTAGATAAAACTAATAACTATAGTGCTGCAAGTTCGTATGCTTTAATTAAAATTAAAACAATTGTTTAAGGATAAATATGGCAGGAACCTTATTTGCAGGCGTAAACTCACTAGTACTAAAGTTAGATACTCCATATGATACAATCAGAACAACTGATGTTAGAGACGATTTAATTAAAGTAAAAGTTTGGTGTTCTGCAACACCAAACTTTACTCCTGTTGATACTTATAATGCTCTCGGAGTAGCCAATACAGGAGCAAATCAAGTATTTGATGGTTTAAGTTTATCTATTACTATATCAGGACTACCTAATGGTACAGCTACACCAACTCCATTGGTAGCCGGTACACCTTACTATGTTAGATACGCTTTTATTAGCGATATTCAAGAAGATGTATATACTGTTTCTAATCAGTTAACCAAAACTCCAATTTCTGCTTCAGCGCAAACTATTGATATTTCAGGATATACTAGTTTTGTACAAAATGCAGCACTTGTTTTTACACCTTTAAATGCTACACTAACTGCAGTATTACAGAATATTACAGGAGCCACAAGTAGTTGGAGCATACAAGGCGGTAGCCCAAGCACTGCAACTGGAGATACTGTTACTATTACTCCTAGTGCTAATGCTGTTAACGTTACTGTAACGCTAACCGTAAGTGGGGGTAATTTAGTTAGTAATTTAACTAAAACAGTTATAATGCCCATTCTTTACAATGGAGCAAAAGGTGAAGCAGGTATTGCTGGTAGTATGTCAGCTTTTCCAACAATTTATAAGTGGACTTCTAGTGCTACACCACCAGCACGCCCTACCACAGCGTCTACGTATACATGGGGTAATCCAACGTTTGCTGTAACGGATGGCTGGGAAACAACAATACCTTCAAATACTACTCCAGGAGATTATTTGTGGTCTATTACTATCCCATTAGCAACTTCAGGTGAAACTATACAAAGTAGTTTAGATTGGACTAGTACTAGTTATCCGATTAGAGCTATTTCATATAATGGAAAAGTTGGTGATAAAGGGGATACGGGTAATCCAGGTAGTGCTAGTTACGTAATTGAGCGAGGTGCTTCTACTAATAGCGCGGCACCTACAAATGCTGAAGTATTTTTTGTAATTGGTAGAAATCCAATAGCTGGAGATATGGCCACTGTTAGCTATAACAATTACAATGGTGCACTAATTTACAAGTATAGTGTTGGCTGGGCATTAATGACTACTTACATACCTGGCAGCTTAATTGTTGAAGGTACTATTACTGGTAATAAAATGGTAACTGGTACAATTGATGCTCAATATTTATCTATTGGTAATCCTAACGTAACTAATTATAATAGGATTCGTTTATACGATAATAAAATTGAAGTCTGGGACGCTAGTAATAGCGGCCAACCCCGAGTAAGAATTGGTAATTTAGCCTAAGGAGCATATATGGCTTATGGAATGCAAATATTTGATGCTATGGGTGACGTATACTACGATACTAGTAGTGAATCAGGAGTATTTGTAGAATTTGTAACACTATTTGTAACAGGCAATTCTAGTGATAGATATATTACTTATAACGGTGCTAGTGGAAAAAAAGATTTACAAGGCTTACGATTAAGACTATTCACCTTATATGGAGGAGATCACTGGTATGAGGCCGTGTATAACGGTACTAGTGGTTATCCGCAAATAAAATATGGTGAAATCAATCCAACTGTTCCCGCTTCAGGTAGACGCGGAACAATTTTAATGGTACTAGCACGATGAGTTACGGATTTAAATTTACGAATACCAATGGCGAGTTAGTCGTTGATGATTCCAATGTTAAGCCTTGGTATATTGATGGATCTATTACAGGAAGTACTAATTATTTTGGATTAAACTATAAGACTGTAGACATAAGTTATAATGCTTTTGATTTTGGTATATTTACTCCAGGGTCCAGTGTCAATCAACAACCAAGTACTAATAATAACAGTCCATACGGACCAAATGGTACTTGGTTTATTTACGATATAAGATATATAGCGCCAGATATTAGTGATTGTTTTTATGCATATACACTTCCACGTAGTAACGATAGTAATGTTTGGTACTTTACTCAAGATGTTGGCATTCAGCAACCTAGTGGTAGTACCGCTGGAGCAGGCCCAATACATCTAGTAAATAATCCTAGAATAGATACGTTACCCATACCTGGTACAGGAGAGCAATATGTTTCTATTTTTGCAATGGTTCCAGAAGCTTGGCTAGCAACAGCTACTGCGGAGCAACTTCAGGCAATTATACCAAAAGTATACTTTTTTGGAAGTAAAGAAATAGCAAATAATATACGTAGTAGCGGCTATGGTATGCAGGTATTTGATAATACTGCTAAATGCATGTATGATTCTGCAAAGTTACACATACAACTTAAAAGCTACTCGTTCCAAGACTGGACTATTCCACCTCCGCCATATGTATCGGGCCCTGACTGGAATGGTGCAGATATTAGATCAAATACTATAACTACTGCTTCTCCTCCAAGCAGCACCGCTTTTGTAATACCAACAGCATCTCAATATTTCTATACCGAATATGATTTAGACGGCGTTACCATGGGCTCAGTTAAGGTCCATAGAACTATGGTACAAAGAATAGACTCTGGCACCGATACAGGTAACACTAGTATAATACGTACTAGAACTGTACATTGTGGTACTCAAGCTACTCAAGCATTAGGATTAGGAGATAGATTAATAGGAGTACCTAATAATACTTGGTGGAATTATGGATCAAACTCTTATGCTGGTTGGTTAGGTCAGCAATATAAACTACAAATTTTAGCTTTAGATGCAGGGCCTCTTGATCGCGGCTACTCAGTAGGCGATTGGCCTTCTACTTTTAGTCTTTCTGTTGATAGAACAACTGTACCTGAAAATCTTAGCAGCAGTCTTAATAAAGTTACTTTTACGCTTAGAACTACACGAATAGCTACAGGCTACCAAGCATCATATACTATAAGTGGACCTAATATTACTGCTAGTGATATAGACTTTGTACATAGCAATGGCCAATATGTAAGTCAGGGTTCTTTAACAGGATATTTTACTGTAGTAAATAATATTGCTACTATTTCGTTGTATATAAGCGAAGATTATGTAGCTGAAGGAACCGAAACACTAACTTTAAGCTTAAACAATGGGCTAGCATCAGCCACAGTTTCTTTAACCGAAGACAAAGCGTATAGCCTAATCTTTGCACAAACTCCAGACGTTACAAACGCCGGAGTGCCGGGTTTCTATGAAAACTCTGGTAATAATTCTAGAACAGTGCTATTCTCACTATTAACAAAAAATATCTTACCCGGAACAGTAATTCCTTGGAGATTAGTATACAGTAGTACCGCTAGTGCAAGTGACTTTATTCAAGGAACTAGTGGTAATTTTACAATTGAAGCACTACCCGTTGCCAATGCTCAATCTAATGGTGGATATAATGGTAGAGATAATGCCGTTATAATCATTAAAAGAGATTTTTTAACAGAAGGCACAGAGCGAGCAAGGCTAGATCTTACTAATATACCTGGAATTTATCTAGATTTTGACATAATAGACACCAGTGGTGGTACACCTGGTGTAACTATATTTAACCCTAACGGCAACTCTCAAACAAGCGGCACTGTAAACTTAAGTGAAGGTACAGAATCTATTTGGATAATATATGTTACTAATATATCTACTGCAAATGCTGTATTATATCCTAAAATTACTGGCGGAACAGCTGATGCGGCAGATATTGTTGTCAAAGACTATCGCGATAATAGCTTAAATCAAGTAACGCTAGATGCGGATGGTTTCGGAATAATTAGTATTACGCCAACAGCTGATGTAGCACTAGAAGGTCCTGAAAATTTTACGCTAGGTATTTATTACCCACAAAATACAAAGATATATGATTATAGTGGTACTATAAATATTGCTGATACTTCTAAGCCTCCTGAGCAATATACTACAACAGTAAGTTCTCAATTTACTGATGAAGGTCTGACAATATCTGTTACTATTACTTCTGCTTATGATTACGCTCATCCAATCTATTGGGTTTTTGCAGGACAAAATATAGGCGGAAGTTTCGGAACTCTAAGTTTAGATGACATTTCTAGTATAAGATACCGAGATCCTGACTATTTAATAACAGGTGGCCCACAGTATGTCAATATAACTAAAAGCGACCGAGGGTCCTTTAGTTTTCCAGGTTCTGGAATCCAGACCCAAAACTTACGGTATACTATAGAACTTATTACACTTGACGATGGAGTTACAGAACCTTCCGAGTTTGGTGGTATAACTTTTCGTAATGATAGTTATACTGGGCCTATATTAGATATGCCAGGTTTTTTCTTAAAAGATAAAACACCACCAACATACAGTATATATCCTAGTGCCACCACTGTAAACGAGGGAGATACTTTAGTATGGACTATCACAACCACTAATGTTCCTAATGGTACAGTATTGTGGTGGATAAGTTTTGGTTCAGCAACAAATGTAGATTATGATGATAATCTATACGGAACATCAGTAACTATTAATAATAATACAGGAACAATATCACGTGTAGTTAAAGCAGATAATGGGGCATATGAAGGTATGGAAACATCTGTACTAGCATTATACGACTCTGCTAGCTATACTAATGAGATAGCTAGATATAGCGGCAGCGTAAGTATTAATGATACTAGTAATAATGTTAATGAAGTATTAACTATTAACCCCTCTAGTGTACCTTACCCTAATACTGTTACTGTTTCAATTACTGGTGGTGTTCCAAATACACAAGTACAGTATAGTATAGACAGTACTAATTATGACGGCTCTGTAACTTTAGACGCAAGCGGTAATTATACAAATAATGCCGCAGCTCCTGGTGAGGCTGTTGGTTCACACACTTTATATGTAAGATTCCCTGCTACAGGGCATACTAGATCAGCCTCTTGGACAGTAACTGCTCCAGCACCAACCTATTCATTTGCTCGCGATCAAAGTATAGTAGATGAAGGCCAAACTATTACTTATACTGTTACTACAACAAATGTGGCTAATGGTACTAGAGTATACTGGATTAATTACGGTAGCGCAGATGCCAATGACTTTACTAGCTTTACAAATGAAGGTTTTGTAACTATTAATAACAATACGGGTAGTTTTTATAGAACTTTACGTAACGATATTACGTCTGAAGGCAATGAAACCGTATTTGTGTTCTTTTATGCAGATTCTGGATATAATGATCTTTTGGGCTATACTGGACAAACAACTGTAAATGATACAAGCGTTCCAGCAGTTGTATATAACGAAACAATAAGTATGACTCCAAGTTCTGTAACGTATCCAAACGGAGTTACCTTTAATGCTAGCGGCGGTAAGCCAAACGGAAGTTATAGATTTAGTGTAAATAGTCTTAATTTTGATAGCCCTACTTATTACTTAAATAGTAGTGGTAGTGCTACTGGCCCTACTGGAGATGCAGGAGCAGGTTTCAATCCTGGTAATTATACAATTTATGTGTATTTTGTAGACAGTGGTAACACTCGTCAAGCTTCCTGGACTGTTACAGCCGCAAATCCTGCAGCAGGAACTTTATTAAGTCAATATTGCGGTACAGGCGCTAATCAATATACTCGTTATGGTAATTATGCTGATGGAAGCGGCGGCAGTTATGTTCAAGTAATTGAAACAAATGCAGCTTACTGTGGGTACACTCCACCAGCTGGACAAGTAGTTAGTAATTATAGTTCTACTACTAATGATCCTGGAAATACTGATGTAGAGGGCTCGCCTTCAGCTGCATACGATGGTATACGTTGTCGAGGGGTAGGCAGAAATCTCATAGACAGTCAAGTAACCAGAACGTTTACCGTAAGTCAGGCTGGAACAATCACTGCATATTTAATAGTAGGTAGTGAAGCAAATTATGATTTTGGAGAAATATACTTTGATGATGTTCAGTATGCGCGTGGAAGCGGCAACTATAATAGTGGCCCCCTTACAGGACCTATTAGTGCAGGAACTCATACTATTAAAGTACGTTATACAAAAGACGGTAGTGTTAGTGGTGGGGATGACTCAGCTTTTGGATATTGGTCTATAACTTAATAACTAAAAACTTTAAAACTTCACTGCCAAAATACCCTGTCCATTATATGGGCAGGGTATTTTTTTGCATTGACAACTATGCGCCCTTGTGGTATAATATATCAAATTGTCAGAGTTTGTCAACCTTTTTTCTTGACAAGCTTTTAACTAGATGTAAAGGGCAGACCTGCCGTTTAGAATATAATTAAATATACAACCACTGCTAATAAGGAGATCTGATTATGGTGGAGATTGATAACCACAGCCTCATTCAGACAGTTTCACTAGTTGCGTTAGCAGTTGTTGCTTTCTCAGTTGGAATTCAGAAACTGTTAAAAGACTGGAAAAGTACCCATGCGGAAACTAGCGTAATTACTTTAATGCACACGGAGCTAGAACGTATGAGTCAACAGAATACCTTACTTGCCACTGAGTTAAATCGCTTGCAGCAAGAAATGATTCTGCTAAATACTCAACTAGCACAGTTGTGCGTTGAGAATCAGCAACTACAAACTGAAGTTGTTGCACTAACTGAAGAAGTTAACAAGTTTCGAGTGTCGGCTACTATAGCAGCAGCTAAAAAGGTTAAGGTGGGCTAATGCAACCAGCAAAAATTAACTATAAAATTTACCAAGGCAGCACTTTTCAAGAGACATTTCGTTGGGAATCAGAAACAAAAGTTTATGTACCAATTCAGTCTATTGCAAAATCAGCCCCTTGCGTAATTACCACCACCACACCACATAATCTACCAGTAGGTTGGAGATTTCGTGTAGTTGGTGCTGGCGGCATGAAAGAAATTAATAGTACAGGTGAAGATTATCACTTGTCTACTCTTACACCTACCGCCACTACTGTTGAAATAAATCAAGTAAATAGTTTAGCATATAATACATATACAAGCGGCGGAGTAGTAGAATTTAATCAACCAGTATCACTAGCTGGATTTGCTGCGCGTATGCAAATTCGTGAAACAGTGGATAGTCCAACAGTTATTCATGAAGCCACAACACAGAATTCGCAAATTAGTTTAGACAATACTACTAAAACAATTCAGATTACACTATTAGCAAATGTTACACAAAACTTCTCATTTGCAACAGCAGTATATAGTTTAGAACTATATAACGGCAACAATGTAATCCCTTTTATTAGTGGAAATCTTACACTAGTTCAGGAGGTTACACGATGAGTGCTGAAGTAATCGTAACCCAAAGTGGTGATACTAGTGTTATTCAGGAACAAGTAGTAACTACTGTAGTAACCGACGATAAACCTCCAAGAATTATTACTAGTGGTATGATGCCACCTCCTGCAGTAAACTCATTAACAAACTCTGCTGACGTAGATGTTAGCCAATTAAAAGACGGCGGTGTGTTAGTTTATAACACAGCAACAAATTTGTGGACAGCAACTAATTTGTTTGAAAAACAAATTTTTGAAGCTGGACAGTATTAAAGGATAGAATATGGCTTCAATTTTACGAATTAAGCGAAGTGAAACATCAGGTAATCCTGGGGTACTAGCAGCGGGTGAGTTAGCCTATTCTGGCTTAACGGATAATGGCTCAAACGGTGGTGATAGACTCTATGTTGGTTTAGGTGTTGAAACCGCAGGAAACGCAGTAAATCACATTATTATTGGTGGTAAGCGCTATACCGACATGGTTGACGCAGCCACTAACTTGAATAACGTAGGCACTTTAGTAAAGCGTGACTCAAACGGTGACTTTGTTGCACGTCGCATTACAGCAGATCTAATCGGAAATGCTGATACAACTACAAAGTGGTTAAATGCACGTAATTTAAGTTTAACAGGTGACGGTACTGCTACTTTAACAGCAGTAGATGGTTCAGCCAATATCTCCGCAGCACTTACTTTAGCAAATACTGGAGTTACTGCTGGTAATTATGGTAGTGCTACAGCAATACCTACTTTTACAGTTGACACAAAAGGTCGATTAACTGCTGCAGGAACTGTAGCAGTTGCAACTAACTTATCTATTGCAGGTAATGCTGGAACAGATACAGTTAGTTTATTAACAGATACATTAACAATTAGGGGCGGAGTTGGGGTTACAACTGCTATTACAGATAATACAGTTACCATCAACTTGCCACAAGCCGTATCGCCTACATCAAACGTAACGTTTAACGATGTAACTGTATCAGGCACATTAAACTCAAACGACATTACTGCTACAAATATTCAAATTGCGGGTAATGCTGAAGTAACTGGTAATTTAACAGTATTAGGTACTGTTACTACAGTTAACTCAACAACAGTCTCTGTTGGCGATAAAAACCTTGAGTTAGCCAAAGATGCTACTAGTGCAGCACAAGCTGATGGTGGCGGTATTACAGTAAAAGGCCCAACAGTTGCAGCTACGTTAACTTACACAAGTGCTGATGACCGCTGGAACTTAAACAAAGATTTAAATGTTACTAATGTTTATGCTGAGTTAGTTGGCAATGCTTCAACAGCAACCAAATGGAAAACAGCACGTAACTTGAGTTTAACAGGCGACGCAACAGCTACTTTAACAGCAGTTGATGGAAGTGCTGCAGTTAGTGCCGCAATTACATTGACAACAGTTAACTCTAATGTAGGTACATATGGTGATGCAATCACTGTGCCAACAATTACAGTTAACGGTAAAGGTTTAGTAACTTCTATTTTTCAGTCAGTGATACCAACTGCTACAACTTTAGTAAAAGGTTTGGCAAGTTTTGATGCAACCCAGTTTACACTTACTAACGGATCTGTATATTTAAGTGTTGTTGATGCTGGTACTTATTAATAAGGAAGCGTTATGACAACATTAACTGGACCAATTACTTCTGCTGTACAATATGATACAATTGCAACATATAATGGACAGTCCGATATAGTAGTAAATGGAGGAAACGGTGACGCAAGAATCAGTATTGCTAATGGTGTTATAACTATAACTAATCCTGGTACTAGCTATACAGCAGGTATTGTTACTATAGGTGGTGGTACTAGGATTGTTATTGCGGTTGACGCAAAACTAAAATTACAAGTTAGGCGAAGTGCTGTAGCTGGAAAAGTTCCTACAGCAGCAGATTTAGAAGACGGTGAGTTAGCTCTAAATACTGCAGACGGTATTCTTTACTATAAAAACAATCAGGGCAACATTTCTTCACTATCTAGCGGTGGTGGTGGAAGCACTGCTCTTACGGAACAAATAGCAACAGAAAAAGCTATTATTATGGCAATTGCATTGGGGTAACATATGGCAACAGTATTTGTAAACGCAATATCACGTGCCGTTGGAACTACCGAAGTAGTTAGTTTTACAGCACCAGAAAAATGCATTGTAATTGGTGGAAGTATCTCAAATTTAAAGAGTACAACCATTCCTTTTACATTAAAGATTCGTAGGGGATTGGAAGATACCTACATTCACAAAGATAAAAGAATTGATGCGGGCGATCCATACGAATTATCAAAAGGTAATAAGTTAGTTCTTGCCACAGGAGATAAATTAATTATCTCCGCCAAAGTAGATTCTAGCATTGATGCAGTCTTCTCAATATTACAAGGAGTCTCATAATGGGTGGGTTTTACGAAGGCACAGATTTAGCCGACAAAGTGTTATATGGGTTTCGTCTAGACCCCGACACAGGCAATCTAAACATTGAGATTTTAGACGGAGACACTCCAGTCTCACTACCACAAGATGGTACGATTGATAAGTATGACTACAAACAGTGGGTTTGGTCAAAAGATACTATTCAATTTGAATGGGGTAACAAAGGACACTTACTTATGAGGCTAATATAATATGAGTCAACTTATTGATCTAGGAAAATTACGCTTCCACTTTGCTGGTCAGTGGAGCAATGCCACTACATACGAATCTAATGATATCGTTAAGTATGGTGGTAACGTATATGTATATACATTTGCGTTAAAAACAGCTGGCGTACTGCCAACAGATACGGCTTATTGGGCCTTGATGGTCGAAGGTTTTAACTTTACCGGTACTTTTAGTACAGCTGGTAACTATAAGATTGGCGACGGAGTTGCGCACGGCGGTGTTGTATACGTTGCCGTCAAAGATTCCGTAAATATTACTCCTCCTAACGCTACGTACTGGTCTAGGTTCCTAGACGGTATTCAGTATGAGGGTGCATACTCTGCAACAACTTCTTATCAAAAGAATGACGTTGTTAAATACGGCGGATCTATTTTTGTTGCAAAACAAGATGGAACAAATAATTTACCTACAAATACTGTTTATTGGGATAAATTTGTAGAAGGTGTTAGCCCTAGCGGTATTTACAATGAAGCTACTGCATACAAACCAAATGACTTAGTTGCATACGGTGCTAACATTTATCGTGCTAAAACAGAGACTACTAACAATCCTCCGAGTAACACTGGTTACTGGGAACTGTATGTTGGTGGTATTAAGTTTAATGGTAACTATAGCGCAGTAACTGAATACTTTGTAAACGATATTGTTGTTTATGGTAATAACATTTATCGTTCAAAATTAACACAATCTAACACACTGCCTACAGTTGCCGCAAATTGGGAATTGTTAACAGCAGGTAATAGTTACAAAGGTAATTATGCTAACGCCACTGGATATTTCCAAGGCGATATTGTTAGTTATGGTGGTAATGTTTATATTTCACTTGGCGTAACAACTGGTAACTTACCTACTGATGCTACTAAGTGGCAAGTATATAGCTCAGGCTTTTCCTACCAAGGCAACTGGTCTAGCGCAACATCTTATAAAATTAATGAAGTTATTGGGTATGGTGGTTCACTATATCGCGCAAAATCAGATAACCAAAACGTTAACCCTACTGTTACAGCTACTTGGGATAAAATTGTTGCTGGATTTAAAGTTAGCGGTCCTTGGGCTACTACAACACAATACGCAACAGATGAAGTTGTTACCTATGGTGGTAATACTTATATCTCTATTTTACCACACGCTTCTACAGTATTTGCTACTGACTTAGCTGCTAACAAATGGCAGAAGTTTAACAGCGGTATTCGTTGGATGGGTCCTTGGGTAAGTACTACACAATACTACAAAGATGACGTTGTTAAGGCTGGTGCCTCTTCGTTTATTGCAAACGTAGATAGTTTAGGCGGAAGTAACCCAGCTGGCGGAACAAATGCAAATTGGAGCAGCTTTGCTACTGGCGCAGAAGGATTCTTGTCTAAAGATGGCGATGCAATGTTGGGTATGCTTACTTTGTTTGCAGTACCCACAGACCCGTTGCACGCAGCTACAAAATCATACGTAGACAGATTTATTAATGCTACTACAGGCGGAACGATTCTGGGCCCATTAGTTGCCAGCGGTGTTGCTGCAAGTTATACTGCACAAAACGGTGCAGTTATTAATATCAATGGCGGTAGTTTAAATCTTACAAACGGTACTACACTTACAACTGACGGTACTTCTACACTGGGTAATACTCGTGTATCGGGTAATTTAGATGTTGATGGTGATCTTAATGTTGATGGTGGTGATTTAACCGTTTCGGGAACTACTTTCAATCTTGCAAATACCACAGTTACTACAGTTAATTTGGCTGGTGCTGCTACCGCAGTTAATGTTGGTGCCGCGACTGGTACAACTACTGTTAAGAATAACTTAACTGTTGACGGTGATGTGCAAGTTAAAGGTGGTGATCTTACTACCAACCAAACAACTTTTAACTTATTAAATAATACAGCTACTACAGTAAATATTGCTGGAGCCGCAACTACAGTTGAAATCGGTGCTGCAACTGGTACAACCAATATCAATAACAATGTTGTTATTGATGGAGTACTAGATGTTATCTCTGGTTCTACAGTTACAAATACAACTGTTGACCCTACTGGTTTTGATAATCAGCATCCTGACACACGTGGTGTGGTAGAATTTAGTGATAACGGTACGCGAGTTTACTCAATCGACAAAAACGGTGATGTTACTGTTCGCGAGAACAGTCAGTTTGCTACTGGCACAGCCTATCAAACTGCAGCAATAGCAAAAACTCTTGCCATTTATCCCGTAGCTGGACAAACAAAGTTTGTGTACTGGATTAGCGGAGTACGTTACGAGAAAACTACTTTAGTAACTAGTACCGCTTCAAATATCAATGGCTACAACTATTTCTACTTTAGTGGCGCATCATTAACAAATGGTACTACACGTAACGACGAAATTTTAACTACAAAAGCAAATGTTGCTGCTGTTCGTGGGACTAGCCAAAACAATCGCTCAATATCAGTAGAAGATCAACGACACGGCATTTCAATTGATGGAGCTACATTAGCTTATATCAAACGTGCCGAAGGCATTAAATTAGTAAGCGGTCATGGTGTTACACCAGGAACTGTTGGTACTGGTACATATACAAATACTAAAGCTGGCGAATTACGTGATGCAGATTTAACTATTACAAGTCCTGTAAAAACTGGTAACAAATTCTTAGTACGTGATGTTAATGACTGGAAACTAGCAGATAATAACGATAATTTATTAAGTTATAAATTAGGTGTTTTAAGTGGCGTAACAGTTACTTCTCAAGGTAGCGGTTATAGTGGACTATCAACTTCATTAAGTGTTCAAGGTGATGGTGAAGGTGCTACAGTAACTCCAGTTTTGGCAGGTGCTGCACTACAATCAATTACACTTAACAATGGTGGATATAACTACGCTAATAATTCTACTGTTACACTTATTGGTGATGGTAGTGGTGCTACCGCAACTATTGTTGTTCCGCCAGGTAAGAACGTTGCAAGCGCAGCTATTACAAATAATGGTTCACGCTATACTAGCGTTACCGGAGCAGTTGTTGGTGGTGGTGGTACAGGTGCTACAGTTGCTGTAACCCTTAACCTAGGTACTCCAATTGCTGCAGTTCATATGGACTCTTTGGGTAGTGGATATACAACTGCTACCGCTACAATTAACGGGGACGGTACCGGTGCTACAGCAACAGTAACAATTGTTGCTGGCGCAGTCACAGATATTAATTTAACCTCACCAGGTAGTGGATATACATATGCTACTGTAACAATTTCAGGTAACGGTACTGGTGCTGCTGCAACAGTACATACTCGTAAAAGTACAATTTTTGATTACGAAATTACCAATGTGGGTAGCGGGTATACAAGCAATCCTACAGTAACTATTACTGGTGATGGACACGAAGCTACGGCAACTGCTCAAGTTACTGCTGGTGGCGTAACTGATATTGTAATTACAAATCAAGGTCACGGGTATACTTATGCTACTATGACCATTACTGGCGGTGGTGGTACAGGAGCAACAGCTAATGCAATTCTTAGTGGCTATCCATTAGGCTCTATAACTGTTACAAATCCAGGTAAAAATTATACTAGTCAACCAACTGTACAATTAACGGCTAACCAATACGCTATTGCAGGTTCTGCTTCGGTAACATTAGCTCAAGGTAACACTATCGATAGTATTACTTTAAATAATACTGGTACAAACTATACGTACGCGACAGTACAAGTTAATAGTTCTACAGCAGGCACAGGAGCTAACTTCACAGTTGCTGCTACACCAAGCGGTATTTTGGGAGTTACAGTTACTAATGGTGGACGTCACTATAGTTATGCAAATATTGTTGTAACTGATACTGGTGGGGCTACTGGATTTGCTTCAACTACAACACTGACTCCTGTTCCACAGTATAACAATTATGTTAATGTTAGCACAGGATACGACACAAACAATATTCCAGCTGGAAAATTTACTAATACTTACTTTATGGCAGTATCCAGTACTGATCGTGTTGTTAAGATTCCTAGTTCGTACTTATTTGATACAGTGCGCGAAGCTTTCCAGTATGCTGAAAAAGAAATAAAAGAATTACAAACATACGGAATACCTTATACTAATTATAAATTTTTAGGTGTGTCAGTTATTAATAGTTCAGGGGAACTACAATCTATACCTGATACAAATACTGGAACTGTCTTATACTATGATTTATTAAATAATAGTATTAATCAAGCTCCGCTAAATCCTAACGGTTCTAAAGTTGGTAGATCTATAACAACAGATGCAACTGGTAATGCAGCACAATGGTTAGGTGCTACCGAATCTTCAAAAGTTTACTATGTTGCACCTCACGGACGTGACGCAGTTACTAGCGGTAGTAATATGTCTACTCCGTTTGCAAGTATTAAATATGCTTGTCAGCGTGCTGAGGAAGGTTCTACAATTTTTGTTAAAACAGGTACTTACAGCGAGCAATTACCAATTACAGTTCCTGCTAATGTAGCTATTGTTGGGGACAATCAGCGTACAGTTATAGTTGAGCCAAAAACTGGTAATAGCGATGATGGTGTAACACCAAACAATCAGTCTTCAATGTTCTTGCTGAGCAATGGCTCAATTTTAAACAAGATGACTTTTAGGGGAATGACTGGCTGGGTTCCAGGTTCTACTCCTAGCGATATTACTACTTCTACAATCAAAGGCGTTGTGGTTCGACTCAATCCTGCGTCACCAATCACTCACAAATCTCCTTATGTCTTAGAATGTTCATTTATTGGTTCGGGTGCTATCGGTGCTTTAATTGATGGTACAGTACATACTACTGGTGCTAAAACAATGATTTTCCACGGCTATACTATTATCAATGATAATGGTGTTGGTTATTGGGTAAAAGATGAAGGTAAATCAGAAATTGTAAGTTGCTTTACATATTACAATTATTTTGGTTACATAGCAACTGGTGGTGGATTTATTCGTGCACTTAACGGTAACAATAGTTACGGTACTTGGGGTGCAGTGTCTCAAGGTTTTGGAGCTTCCGAAACAGCAGTAACTGGTCAATTATTAGGTAAACAACTTAACTTTGTTTATACTGGTGGCACAATTAATGTAGGCGATACATGTACAAGCAGCGGTGGCGGTACCGGCATTGTTACAAATGTACAGTACAGTGCTAATAAAGTATACTTACGAGATACTTCAGGTACTTTTGCTTTTGGTAATGGTTTAACATTTACCAATGGTGGTACAGGTACTATCAGCGCAGGCGCACTAGAAGACCAAAAAGGTTTTGTTCTGGTAATGAAAGGCTTAACAGCTGCACCTAAACCTGGACAAAGTATTCAACTAACTGGCGATACCTATGCTTATGTGGTTCAAAGTGTAACAGGTACTTATGTTAATGCTAACAGTGAAATCACAGTTATCTTAGCGCAAGAAAAACCAAATGGTAGTGCTAGTGGTACAGCAGTTACTTTACGTAGTAAGTATTCGCAGATTCGTTTAACGGGTCACGACTTCTTGTCAATTGGTACTGGTGGTGTAACAACTACAAACTATCCAGGTACACCAACGCAAGCTGCTGCACAAGGTAATGAAACAAATGAGGTCTTCCCAGGACGCGTATACTATGTAAGTACAGACCAAGACGGTAACTTCCGAGTTGGTGAGTATTTCCGTATTGACCAAGCAACTGGACGTGCTACGCTGAATGCTAACGCGTTCGATCTGGCAGGTTTGACTAGCTTGAAACTGGGATCTATTGGAGCGCAGCTGGGCGAAACTATTAACGAGTTTTCTAGCGACGTTAGTATGAGTGGTAATTCAAATACTGCTGTTCCAACAGAGTATGCGGTTAAAACTTATGTAGATAATAACGACCAAGTATACCTAACTAGTACGATCGGTGTTGATAAATCATTACCGCCCAATAAGTTAGCATTTAGTATGGATACACTTACTATTTCTGGTACGGCAACGTATACTATACAAAACGGTGGATATCATACAATTATGAATCCTTCTGGATTTGCACTTTCAAAATAATAAGGATACTATTAAATGTCAAAACTTGTAGTAGATACAATTCAAAGACCAGGGGGAGCGACATTGTCGTTCCCCCTTGCTGACGGCACAGCAAATCAATTTTTAACAACAGATGCCAGTGGAAATTTAACATTTGGTAACACGTATACTTTTCCACTTACAGGAGCACCAATACTTGCGCAAGAAGGCAAAGGTATAGTTGGTAGTGTTTCAAGTTTTACTAATCGCGCAAATGGCTACAGCAGTACAGGCTGGAGTTCGACAGGCCCTAGCGGTGATGCTTATACTGCTTATAACAGCCATGCCGATCCCAACATTATACAGTTTGTTAATATGTGTTTGGGTGACGGAGTACCTCAAGGTACTACTGAATGGCAAATTGGTGATGATGAGCGCGGTAGCGGCTCTAGAGCTTTAATGTTTAGTAACGGTACTCGTTTAGGTTATAAACGCGACAGGTACATGAGGCAAAATGCTACGGGATACGGCGGACATACTTTTAGAATTATGCCTATTCGTAATACTACAAATGCAGATATAAGTGTTCCTTTTTATGCATATGCTAGTGATTACTACGAACAAGGCTATGAAGGAACTTGTTTATTTGTACTTAAACCTAATACTAGCACATACAGTACTGTAACTACAGTATCGGCTACTAGACTTGGATATAGTCAAACTAGTACTGATACAACCGGAGCAAGTCTTAGTGGTAGCACTACTGTTCCAGCTAATACTACTATTTTAGTATGCTTAGTTAATACTAATGCATATCAAACTACTTATAGATTTAAAGATACAAATTATTTTTATTACTTAAGTAATAGCTATACTTTTAGCAACCCAGGTATTGTTTGTGATATGCGTATGTTGTCATCACTGTATACCAGTAATTTTAACTTGCCGACCTCAGGAACCTGCAACGGCACAGGTATTTTAGCTCCACTTTGGACTAAAACTGCCACTAATTTTGGAGATAGATAAAATGTTTGTAAAATTCAATGAACAAAATATGGCATCAGAAGTTCAAGGACTGTTGCCACCCACTGAAAATCCAGCTGACTGGACTGTTTGCGATGACGCACTAATGTCAGCTCGTCGTATTATTAAAGACGGCGATACTGTACGTGCTGCAACTGATGCAGAATGTGATGCTGAATTAGCTACACTTCGTACTGCTGCAGCCGCAAATAAAATGCGCTGGGAACGAGATCAAATGTTAGCAATTTCTGATTCTTGGATGCTTGCAGATCGTTGGGCTAAATTTACAGCCGCTAAACAAGCTGAAATTACCACCTTCCGCGAAGCTTTACGTAATCTTCCAGCTCAACCAGGATTCCCACTAGAAGTTACAATTCCGCCTGCACCAGTAGTATAATAGGAATTAGCATATGTCAAAGATTATAGTAGACCAAATACAAAAACTAACAGTGCCTAGTAGTCCTAGCGTACTCACAGTTACTAATTCGGGTTCAGGCTCTTATACAATTAATACTCAATCCAACCCAACATTAACTCTGGTTAGAGGTTCTACTTATACCTTTAACATTAATGCAAACGGGCATCCATTTCATATACAAACAGTAAATAGTGCTTATAGCTCTAGTGATGTATATACTAGTGGAGTTACTAATCCAGGAGCGCAAACAGGAACTGTAACTTTTACAGTTCCTGGTGGTGCCCCAAATACTTTATATTATGTTTGTCAGTACCACGGAGCAATGCGTGGAACAATTAATATAATAGATAATACTGCAGCAGCTTTTAATATTCCTGCAACCGATGGAACTGCTGGTCAGTTCATGAAAACCGATGGTAGTAGAAATTTGGGTTGGGGCACTATGACAAACCCAAATCCTCCAACTCAACCAGGTTTACCTGTACAAGAAGGTAAAGGTATTATAGGTAGTATTGTAACACGCAGTGATCGTGAAAATACGTACTCAACTGGTGAATGGACTAGTGGCGGTGCTTGGACAACGTTTTATAACTATGCTATTGACGCAGATAATAGTGCTATTCAATTCTGGAACATGGTACTTGGAGATGGGCAAGCTAATAGAACTGATACAACCACTGAGTTTATGCCTGGCGGAGATTCAGAACATCAATTTGCAAGAACACTACAATTTGCAAATGGTAAGCGTTTAGGCTATGCTAGAGATTTCTTTCACTACGATAATGCCACAGGCACTCCTGGAGCAAGCTGGAGAGTTATGCCGATACGTAATACTACTAATGCTGCAATCACAGTTACTCTTAGTGGACGTGCTAGCGACTATTGGTCTAATGGGTATGAAGGTTCGTGTCTAGCAGTATTTGAACCTAATAGTACTACATATAGTACAGTAACAAGTGTTACAGGTACTAGGGTTGCATATACACAAAACGGTGCACAATCTAATAGTTTAAGTGGTACTTATAGTATACCGGCAGGTAAAACAGTACTAGTTTGTTTAGCAAGTACTGATCAGTATATGACCACATATAGGTTTAGAGACACAAACTATTTTAACGAATTAAATACAACTTTTAGCAATCCAGGTATTATTTGTGATATGCGTATGTTGTTTAACTTGCACAATAGTAGATTTACCGATTTAAATTATACAGGTAGTTTTACCCCACAAATTTCAGCTATTTGGAAACAATGTGCAGTTAACTATGGAGACAGATAAATGTCAAGAATTTTTACTGATCAAATACAAAAACCTAGTGGAACTGCATTTACGTTGCCAGTAAGTAACGCAGCTTCGGGAAAGTTTGTTCAAACTGACGGACAAGGAAACTTGTCCTTTGAAAATCCTACAGTTTTTCAACCTGCAGAAAGCTGGCTTGTTGCTCCAGAAAGTAGTTATAATGTTGGCACAGTATCTTCGCATACTGATCGTAGCAACATTTACTCAACAGGTGAGTGGGGCGGCAGTAGTAGTTGGACTACGTACACAAACTATCAAATACATACCGACAATAGTGCTATCCAATTTTGGAATATGCTATTAGGTGATGGTCAAAGTAATCAAAATGTTACCAGCGAGTACATGCAGGGTGGAGATTCAGAAGATGAATTGCCTCGTAGAGTACAGTTTGCTAGCGGTAATCGCGTAGGGTATATGCGAGATGTTATGCACTGGGATAATGTTCAAGGTAATCCTGGACATACTCTTAGAGTCTTACCAATTCGCAATACTAATAGTGGAAGTGTTTCAGTAAACATAACAGGATATGTATCTAACTATTGGAGTAGTGGAAATGAAGGCGGAGTATTAGCATCGTTTGTTCCCAATGCTGGTAAATATAGTGCTGTAACTACTGTAACTGGCACAAGTATGGCAAATGTAACAAGCAGCAATAATACTATGTATAAAGAATTAACAGGAAGCGTAACTATTCCTGCTAATACAACTGCTTTAATAGCATTAACCAGTACTGATTGTTATCAAACTACATATAGATTTAAAGATACAAACTACTTTAGTAAATTAAATGAAACTTTTACTGGATCAAATGGAGTTATTTGCGATATGCGTATGCTATCACATTTAGTTCGTGGAAGACCAATATTAACGTATGCAGGCGGTTTTGCTAGTCTATTACCACAATTATGGACAACTTGCGCTACGCAATGGGGAGATAGATAATGAGTGCAAATATAATTGAAAACTTAACAGTAAGTGAAGTAAAGGAAACGATGAGTACTCCTTTATATCAAACAAGTACTTTTTCACTAACAGATGCAGGTACTTTTTATGTAGCAAGTAACCCTGGCACAACTATAAATTTAACTAATGTTAACTTAGCTAACAATGGGGTAGTTACAGTAACTTTTATATCGCCTAATGGTAGTATGCAAATACCAACTACATTAACAATAAACGGTACCGCAGCAAGTGTTAAATGGCAGAGTGGCACTACTCCTAGTCAAAGCAGTAACCAAATACAGTTAATAGTATACTCTATAATTACTGTTAACAGTGCTGTAGCGCATGTAATTGGTGCAAAATCAAACTATAATTAAGGTATAACATGACATTTCTAAATAGAGTTTCTTCTCAGGTTATACTAGCTCCCCCTACAGGCGGTGCAACCGGCCCTGCTTATGTAGCACCTCCAGGACAAGCCCTATTTGGCACCAATGTAGGTGCGGGTACTTTTACCTGGACTGTGCCCAAAGGTGTTACAACCATCAGTGCTGTAGCTATTGGTGGTGGTGGAGGTGGCCCCTATATCTGGGCATATCCAGGAGGATGTGGTGGTGGATTAGGTTGGAGAAATAATATTCAAGTTCAACCTGGCGGAAGTGTAACCGTAGTAGTAGGTGCTGGAGGTGGACACTGGAGTTTTGGTGCTAGCAACGGTGGCGAAAGCTACGTAGTTAATACTAGCGTTGTGCGAGCCGGTGGTGGTGCAGCAGGCGACAACGGTTTTGCACAATATGGTACTTATACTGGTGATGGCGGAGGCAATGGCGGAACTACTGGTTTCTTTGCATCTCCGGGCGGCGGGGCCGGTGGATACACTGGTGCTGGTGGCAACGGAGGTAGTCCAAGTTTTGGTTTTGGTGGTGGCGGAGGTTGTTTTTATAGCAGCTTTGCCGGAAGCGGAAGCGGTGGCGGAACTGGTTTACGAGGCACTCAAGTTCCACCAGACGGGTTTGGCTCAGCCACTGTTTACTTTTACAGCCCCTATAGTGGTTATACTAGTTATACTGGTTTTGGTAATGGTGGCGGTGGCGGTGCTGGCGGCGGAGTAAGTGGTCAACTAGGTCAAAGTCCTTGGACTAGTTTTGGTCCTAACGGTCAATATACTGTAGGCGGCAACTATGGTGGTGGTGCGGGAGGTAGCGGTACCCACGGATTTAATGGATATACTGGTGGGAATGGTGCTCAGGGTGGTTGTCGTATTATTTGGGGTAAAGGCAGAGAGTTTCCTGGTACTTTAACGGATGATATTAGTTAATTAAATAAAACATGAAATTATATATTAAATTAGACGGAAGTGGTGGTGTTATAAATCATCCAATGCAATTTGATTCTGCGCAAGTAAGCGTAAGCTTTGTTCTAAACAAAGAAGCTGAGCTGGTAACTGAAGAAGAAATATTAGCAAATTATTTTGCAATTTTTGAAAATCCTGTACTTGATATTGCTGAAGAAGTTATTGGGGATAATGGATATAAACAGTTACCCAACGGTAATTGGACTAAAGATTATATCTTAAAACAACTAACTCAACAAGAAAAAGTTGATAAATGGGTTCGCGGTTTACGTGACCATAGGTTATATATTAGCGACTGGTCACAGCTAGTAGATAATGAGCTTACTGAAGCAGAACGCACAAAATGGACAGAGTATCGGCACTATTTAAGAAAAATGCCAGAAATCTATGCAGATGTCAATCATCCCGAGGAAGTAGTATGGCCCGAACCTCCATTACGAAAACCACTACCCAAAGTCTAAAATGACTACATTAAAAGACTTAACTCATGAAATTCATGAACAAGCAGAGTCTCACCCATTTACTAAACTAGTTTTATCAAAAAATATCTCTAATCAAGTATATGGGGACTTTCTATATAATCAACACGCAGTATACCATACACTGGAAACAGTGGCTGGTGTGCGCGGATTATTAATAGACTTGCCAGGATTATGTAGAACAGATTTAATCAGACAAGATTTAGATGATTTAAACATAACAACAGTTAAACTATATGCTAGTACCCACAAGTATACACACTATGTGGCTTGTAACTTAACCGATCATCAACTATTAGCCCACTTATATGTCCGACACATGGGCGATATGTACGGTGGTCAAATGATTAAAAAGTGTGTTCCTGGTCGCGGTCGTATGTATGATTTTGAAAATCGTTCTGATTTAATAGCAGCACTACGCAGCAAACTAGATACATCAATGGCTTCAGAAGCTATCCATTGTTTTGGTTATGCTATACAATTATTCACAGAGTTAGCTAATGAGCACAATATTCAGTAAACTAAAAGCTCATGCACAAGAGTTGGAATCAATTCTTGCTGCACGAGCTTTTCCTTTGCCAACAGAGTATGACTCTGGATGGTATACAAAGAATTTTTCAAGCGCTTGGATTCGACGCGGTAACTTAGATGTTATAGACGTAAGCGAATCCAAAAAGCTTTATATGATGCACTTGTGTATATTCCCGCACGTTTACGATGCAGCCCCAATTTACGGCTTCGACATTGTAGCAGGAACAAACAAAATCACAGGAGCATTTTTAGATTTTTCACCTACAGGCGACCCTGAGCATCCTATGTGCAAATGGTTTCAAGAGTTTGTAGAGCCAACCTCGTGGGCAAAACCCCGAGAATTGCCAGAGTGGGCAAGAAATATATTTTCAAACCGCATGGTTGCTGCTGGAAATATTAATACTGATTTTGAACTAAGTGTAATCTTAGAGATTTCAAAGAAGTCTTTGCTGTATTATTTGGACAACATAAAAAAATATCGTCCAGCGTTAAAATACGAAGATATGGTAGCACAGAATAATTTTACCAAAAAACAAAATTATTACTGTCAGCAACAAAAATGTAATCCACATACTCCCAGAGTATTGAAAACACTAGGATTTGAAGATGATCAAGTACATGAGTACATACATAAAGAACTATTTCCTGAAGTATGAGCAAGAGTGGATAGAATATTGGGCATATTACGGGGGACTTAAATAATGTGGATTTTACAATTTTTACCAAACTGGATATTTTACGTATTATGTTTTGCAGGCGTAGCGGCATTTTTAATTACTAAATTTGTTAAAATATTACCTAATGCACAACTAATTCAAGCTGCAAGCGTTGCAGTAGTTTTGTTTAGCATTTATATGATAGGTGCTATATCAAACAATGATGCGTGGTTAGCCCGTGTTAAAGAAATGGAAGCAAAAGTAGCTGAAGCAGAAGCCAAATCGGCTACAGCAAACACTGATATTGTAGAAAAGACTGTTATAAAAACTCAAGTTATCAAAGAACGTGGTCAAGACATAGTAAAGTATGTAGATCGTGAAGTTGTTAAATATGATACAACTTGTATAGTTCCCAAAGAGTTTGTAGCAGCACATAATAAAGCAGCAGAGGCACCAAAGAAATGAAATTATTAGCTATTGCACTAGTTTTATTACTAAGTGCTTGTTCCACAACTGTACCAGTTACAGCAAAATTTCCAGCAGCTCCAGGTACATTAGTACAAGAGCCATGCCCTGACCTTAAAAAACTTGCGGACGATGTTAAACTATCGGATGTAGCAAAAACTGTAACAGTTAACTATTCGGAATACTATATGTGTGCTGTTAAGCTAGAAGCATGGCAACGTTGGTATCGTGAACAGAAAACCATTTATGAAAGTTTGAAATAATGGAACTAACCCTCGATCAACTAAAACAAATTGTTGAAAAGAATCCTTATATAGAATACTGGCACAAAGCATTAGTTCAGTTATTGCCAGAATATGAAATTAATACTCCGCAACGTATGGCTGCTTTTTTAGCACAATGCGCACACGAGTCAGGCGGGTTCAAAGCAATCAAAGAGAATTTAAACTATCGTGCAGTTACCCTACGTAAGATTTTTGGAAAATACTTTCCAACAGACGAGATGGCGGCACAGTATGCAAACAAACCCGAAGCAATTGCCAATTTAGTTTATGCTAATCGTATGGGCAACGGAGGTCCAGAAACAGGAGACGGATATCGTTACTGCGGTCGAGGTCTTATTCAACTCACTGGCAAAGACAACTACTTTTGGTTTGCAGCCAGCTTACAAATCACACCTGAAGAAGCTTCACAGTACATGGAAACTTTTGAAGGGGCGGCCCAATCAGCATGCTGGTTCTGGGAAACTAACAACTTAAATCAGTGGGCGGATAAAGACGATATCCTAACACTAACTAAACGTATCAACGGCGGTACTATCGGATTAGAAGATCGTAAAAAACATTATGAACATGCCAAGCATGTATTAGGAGCGTAATATGGTTAAAAAGGTTTTAGCAGGCTTATTAGTCTTTGCAATAAGTAGTGTGGGTGCTCAAACCCTAATTAATCAAGGAACATACGATTCCAAAACACTAGTGGATACTAATTCCACTAGTGTTTCTACCTCAACAGTCAATTCCAATTCTAATACTACTAGCAATTCGAATGCAACTAGTACTTCAACAGTTAATAGTACTAGTACAAATACTAACAACAACAATAATACAAGTACTAGTACGAATACAAATAACAATGTTCAGAGTGGAACAGTAACCAACAATAACAATAATGTTATGTCGGGAACAGTTACCTACAACAATAATAATGTTAATTCGGGTACAATGACTTACAACAACAACAATGTAAGTACATCAGTAAATACTAATAATAACATTAATTCAGGCACGATGACTTACAACAATAATAATGTAAATACATCGACCGCAACAAATAACAATAATAATGTTAACACTGGTGATATGACTAATCGTAATATCAATACTAGTACATCAACTTCGACTAACAATAATATTCAGTCAGGGTCAATGACTAATATTAATCAAAATACTTCAACTGCGGTATCTACAAATACCAATGTTAACCAAAACACAAACGCCAACACTAATATTAATCAGAATATTAATAGTGGCGAAGTAACTAATCGTAATATCAACGAATCGATTATTACACAAAAAGTTATTCAGCCTCCTCCAACAGCAGTCGCGCCCACAATGATGAGTGGCGGAAATGCTGATTTGTGCTCCACAGGCACATCAGGCTCAGTACAGACACAAATCTTTGGCGTCTCAGGTGGTGGAACTACCCGCGACTTAAACTGTGAACGACTCAAGCTATCAAAAACATTATTTGACATGGGCATGAAAGTTGCAGCAGTTGCTACAATGTGTCAAGATCGTCGCGTGTTTGATGCCATGTTGGCTGCTGGCACACCTTGCCCTTATGAAGGCAAAATCGGCGAGCAAGCAAAACTTGCATGGGAAGCAAATGCTGATAAAGTACCTAAACTTGACAAGTTGGAGAAAATAGATGATACTACTAAGAAAATTGGTATTGGTGCTTTGTTGGGCGTGCTGGTTCACAAACTCTTCTAATGCACAAACTATAGATACAACAGGCAATGTTGTAAACAACAATCAATGGAATAACGCAGTATATCAAAATCAATTAACCTGTTGGGGATATGGAGATCCTGGATACTGCGGACCTAATCCAATAGTACGTCCGGGTGGTAATATAAACTTTAGTTACGGTACTGCAGACTTATATCAAATTAAGTCAATTGCTAGCATACTGCCTAATTCAGGAACTGGTCTACAAGTTAGTGGATTTAATTTTGGATTTACTGCTAAAAATGGCAATGGCTGGGACGATGGCAGACAAGATTACTTAAGTGCATACGTAACACTTTATAATAAAACTGGTGGAGTAGCTGCCAACTATGATTATACTCAGTATACCAATCAAAGATATAATTGGACTCAATTTAATTTTTCAGAAACGTTTACAACACCATATGCAGTACCTGAGCTATCAAATGTCCGTTATGGATTAATTGGTCGGGATAATAACTTTTGGGCAGGACCGTACGGGCCTGAAGTGTACGGGGTTAATTTCTCACTAAAGTATAGCGTAGACCCTTGTTCAACCAATGTTTATTACAGTACAAGTTGCAGTGGATACTTTGATGCACTAGCTAAATTAGCGCCAGCATCTACCACAAATACTACTTTAGCATATACGCCGCCACCTGATAGTCCTGAACCACCTACACCACCTCCTGGTGAAAACGGTGGAACACAACCTCAACAAGGGCTACCTCCACCTCCTGGAGCACCGCTTCCACCAGGCCAAGCCCCACAACAACAAGCTAGTCAACAAACTGCACCCGCAGCAACACAAGCTAGTCCACAAGAAAAGTCTAGTGGTGGAGCATCAAACGTAGGCTTTGCACTATCCCTAATAGCCAAGAATTCAGAGCGTGAAAAAGCAGTGGCACAACAAGTAGTGGCTACTGCAGAGTCTCAAGCTCAAGCAGCAGGTGATAGAGCACAACAAACTGCAACGGCTACTGCAAGCGCAGCAGTAGCACAAAGCACCGCAAGCATGGACAGTGGTTTTTCAGGAACAGGTATTCAGGCCTCCAACTCTAGCAGCCGCAGCAGTGTAGGCTTAGTAGCTATGCAACAGCAGTCTAGTTCAACAACACTGCTAAGCGCTCAGAGTTTTATAACAACAACTAGTCAGCAAAATACTGGACCCCAACTTGTAGCACCTGCGACATTTGAGCAAATACAAAGTACGCAAAATTACTCAATATTTGCTGTACAGGAATATCGTCAGCAAGAATCCGAGCAGATCACGCAAACTGTGAACTTTTTAACTGACTTAAATAGTCCACTCAAGCAAATACTTGATGCTCAACAGTTTCAACAGGCTAGCACAGACGCGCCGCCGCAAACACAACGTCGTGACACCACTCCCAACGAATTGGCAGTAGGTGTTAATATAGCACAAATGGCAACACAGCCACAAGGTTATGGTAATTATTTAAATCTTGTATTACGTGATGCAAGTTTTTACGAACCCAAGGAAGTTTATCGAAATCAAACAGTTATCGATAATGTAAGAGTTTTACGCGGTTTAGGGTCGGATCAAAAGCATCAAGACTTAGTAAACCTGCAATACAAATAGGAGTTAGTATGGCAGAAGATTTAAACAAAAAAGTTGAAGAACTAGAAGCTGCAGCTAAAAAATATGCATCAAAAGATACTGTTATTAGCGTTGGCGGATATGAATTTACACCTGCTAAACTAATGGTAGCTGCTACTATTGTAAGTTCTACCCTAGGCGGTTTGTATGGTACTTTTGAAGTATACAAAGATTACATGGGTATGAAGAAAAAAATTGCTGAATACATTACTCCAGACTTGTCAGAGTTTGATAAGCGTTTAGCAGTAATTGAGCAGAATTCAGCTAAAACTGCTGACTATACCCGTGACATTAAAGTTGACTTAAAAAACGACTTGCGTAGAAATGAAACTGTTACTGAAACAATTGAGCGATCAGTAAAACAATCGCAACGTGAAATCGACACAGACTTAAAAACAATTCAAAAAGATTTGCGTGCTAGTTTAGATCGTACTCGTGACGATATGGAAAAACTAAAACGTGATACCGATTCCAGGCTTGATAAGTTAAATCGGGAAGTAGACTCAAAAATACAAAAAGCTATTGATAACCCATTGGCCAACAAGTAATGGCTACGATGTTTCTTGCCTTTATACTAAATTATACTAAACCACCAGAATATGAATGCGTGCGATGGGCATGGTCTGGAGATGTGTATAATCGAAAGGTAGTCTGTTTAGAGTGGAGGAAGAAAAAATGATAGATCCAATAACCGCATTAGCGGGGATACAATCAGCAATTTCAATGGTAAAGAAAGCCAGCGCAGTTGCTAACGATTTAGGGTCGTTAGCACCAATGATTGGTAAAATGTTTGACGCTAAGAGCACGGCTACTAAAGCTTTAATGGAAGCAAAGAAGTCTAAAAAAGGTTCAAACATGGGTACAGCTCTACAAATAGAGATGGCCTTAGAACAAGCCAGGGCATTTGAAGAAGAACTTAAAATGTTGTTTATGCAAACTGGTAAGATAGATGTGTGGAATAAAATTAAAGCTCGTCAAGCAGAGATGGACGCAGACGATGCTAATGATATAAGACTTTTTAATGCTCAAGAACGTGCACGTAAACAAAAAGAACAAGAATTAAATGAATGGGCGGTAATATTAAGTGTTTGTGCATTTATTTTGTTTATATTGTTTGTTGGTGGATATGAAATGATGCAATACTGTCAGACTAATAGGTGCGGCCGATGAATGAATACCAAAAAACAGCCGATTTGTGCTTTAAAATATTTGTTTATGGAAGTGTAGCACTATATTTCTTTGGTTTTTTAAAATTTTTACCCAACGATTTATCGGATAAAATCGTTAATTTATTACTAGGAAAAGTAGGCTTGTAGATGCATAATGATTTAAAACTATTTAAATGGGCAATAGTCTTGCTATCCATACCTGTGGCTTTGGCATTTTTTGGTAAGGATAGTTTTAGATACCCTTGCCAAGATCCAGCAAACTGGGACAAAGATTTTTGTA